CCGATAGCACATCAGTACTGTCAGCAAAAGTTGCTTTCCTACATGTCAGGTCAGTTTCGTCGCCTTTTTGGCGGCGACTTCATTGACCTACGTGCTCAGGACAAATCTGGGAGAATGGTGCTGAAGGCTTCCTTGGATCAGTCACTAGCTACCGTTGATCTTTCGGATGCTAGTGATCGATTGACGTGTTGGACCGTGGAGCGGATAATGAGGAAGAATCCTTCCTTATTAAAAGCTCTGCACGCCGCACGTACGAGGTACCTTAAAGACGCCGTCTCTAAGGTTCCGAGCTTCCTGTCATTAAGGAAGTTTGCCTCGCAAGGTTCAGCTACTACGTTTCCCGTTCAGAGTATTGTCTTCCTTTGCATTGCTCTTGGTGTTTCCATCAAGGGCCGTGTAAATTGGGGCAATATTCAACGGTTACGTACCCAGGTACGTGTGTTCGGGGATGATATTATCATCCCTTCACACGGGTACGAGGATCTTGTTCGCGTTATGGACGCCCTGCAATTGAAAGTAAACATGGCTAAAAGCTATGTTCACGGACACTTCAGGGAGTCCTGTGGTACCGATGGATTTATGGGTCTTGATGTGACCCCCACGAAACCACAGCGACTCGATCCTGACACCCCTTCTGCGTGCCAAGCACTCGTCGACACAGCCAATAACCTTCATATGAAGGGACTTTGGTATGCCGCTGATGCTGTACTGGCTCTGCTGCCCGCGAGAGTTAGAAACTCTTTGCGAGTGGTTCAGATAACCCATAATGATGGGTTAAAGGTACCAGAAGGGTTTGCCGGCCTCAAATCGTTCGTTGGAAATTACGAAGAACACCTCTTTAGAAGGTGGAATCGCAACCTACATCGATACGAAGTTCGGGTTTGGACTACTTTGTCTAAACCTGATAAGAGGTACCGGGACGGCTACCCAGCTCTCCTTGATTTCTTTTCGAGGGGGCACTCTCACGAGCGAGCCCGTGAAGTGTCAGTTAGCCAGGTAGCCGGCAAGACGAAACAACGTCTTGCATGGGAGCCCCTTAACACGGATGGAGTTGGGTGGTAATGAGGATTGATCCGCCTCGAATGACGTGACTGGCTTGGACGCCAGTCGCCCATTCGTGGGTCTCTTCTCTTATATCACCCAAGGCTACTCCACCGTGGCGTAGCCTTATCTCAATGTTAGCCCTTAGGATAAAGGACAATGACATGGATAAGGTAAAACCTATCACTGACCTTGACGAGTTCACAGAGAATCTCTATGGACTCACCATTATTACGCAAGTCCGGATGCACGATGATCTTGATCATCGTATATCATGGGATGAGCGTAAGGCTGGTATCTATGCTAAATGCCTAGATGTCAACGAAGGTGGATGGTCTCCGGAGACGTGGGACTTCGTTGATGATATGCTTTTGGATGCTAAAATGTACTATCTACAAGATGGTACACAGCCTCCGATTGTATATTATCGGCTGAAGGCCTACGTCGACCGGGGTCGACGCCTTTAGTTAAGGGTGGTTGTCTAATCTCAGTTCCTAGTCTTCCAAAGGTCTGCAAAACCTGAGGTCA